CATCACCGGCCATAAAGACCACCGAGGCCGCAGAAGCCGCAATACCGTCGCAGTAGGTCTTGACTTTGGCCTTATGCCGCCGGAGTGCGTTATATATCGCAAGCCCTTCCGCTACGTCGCCGCCCTTGGAGTTAATGTGGACGTTGATGGTCTTTACCTCTTCAGGCAGGCTCTGTATCTCTTTCACCAGACTGAAACTAGACACGTCACTCTCAAACCACTGCCAGGGTTCCGACACGATGTCGCCGTAGATGTAGACATTTGCTTCCTCGCCCTCTACGGCCAGGGCGTAGTATCTGTTAGCGATGTTGACCACCTCCTTTCGCGAAGTCTTACGAAACATCGCCACCCGTGGCGACCTGCTCGGCGGGGGCGTAGTTCTTGGTCATCCACTTGATGGTGGACCACTCGGTATTAAGCGGCTCCATACCGAGTGCCTTGAGGATGTCGTCGATGCTGTATCCGCCGATTCTTAGCAGTATCTCTAGGGCCCCGGCTATGTCCTTGATGTCATGGGCCCTTATCATGCTGGTGTTGACCTTCACATAGGTGCGATCGAGGTAGTTGCGCTTCTTGTAATACTTGCCGTTTAGCTCGTCCTGGATGATCTCCGCAATTGGATTGATGCAGAACGTCAAGAAGTTATCCATAGCCTTCTCGGTGTCCGCCACGTTGCCCTTGAGAAGTTGTGGTGGTACGTTCATCGCAATAGCCACGAAATCAAAGATGTCGTCGATGAAGGCCCTAATTTCCCTGGCCTCTTGGCTTGAGCGGCTTTGGGCGCCTTGGGCTTTTTCGAGTTCCTGGTAATGCAAGCCCTTGTAAAGGGGGAGTACTGCGTCGCCTTCCGCCTCGAAGAAGCTCTTAAAGCGGTTTTCCATTAGGTCGCGGAGCTTGTTCTGCATGTCCTGTGTCTCTGGGACGCTCGCGTCAATCTCAACAATGCCACGCCTTGAGAGGTTACGTATATACTGCTTCTGAGATGCGGCTATTAGCTTCCCGTAGGAATTGTAGAGGCCGTCTATCAGGGCGCGCATCTTTGGGTTCTGGTACTCGAAATAGAAAACCTCCCTCTGGTCATAACTGCGGTCCAATTGGAAGTCATCTATCCTGATACCCGAGAAGCGATAGTCGAAGAACGCCTTCTTCTCGACCTGGAAGCTCTCCGCAACATAGAAATTATCGCCCACCTGCAGAACTAGAGCATGGCCGTCTCTAACCATCCTCCGAACCACATCCCGCCAGAACGCGGCAGCGTTCTTGTTCGGATTGGGGCGCACGTTGAACGCGTAGTAGTTATCCTTCCGAGTCTCTTGACCGTTCTCGAAAGTCTGGAATTCTGCCTTGGTGAAGACACCCGCTATCAAATTCGCGCAAGCCTCAATGGCGAGTTCCTTGTAGTAGACCTCTGTCGCCAGTTTGCCAATGTATTCGGAGATGTTGACCTGCTTGGAGTCGCCTTTGAATATGTTGCGTATCCAGTCGATTAGGGACAAGTCCTAAATCACCTCCCTTGCGGGTACACATAAAGACCGAGGTCAAGAATAGTGCCGTCCGATTCGGGGAGCATCCCATCCTTACTCAGGGCATGGACTAAAGCAAAAAACCCGTCTGTCTTCCGCAGACGAGGTTCGATTTTCTTGTAGGTGATGTTCCCTTTCGCGTCCACGTCCTGATATGTGTTATTCACATACCAGCGCATGGTCGGGTTGTCACCGAAGACGATGAGCTCCTGGGCAAACATGGAGGTCACTAGAGGCGCCACCTTGGAATGAGTAATCGGCCCCGAGGCAACGGTCTCTAGTGGTAAACCGCACTCGTTGAACTTGCCCCTCAAGAGTTCGGCCCTGAAGCGGTCCGCCACGATGGTTAGGATGTGATATGTTCGGGCCATCTTCAAGAACCACTGGGCTATATGATCCGGACTTATCGTCTCATCGTTGACGATTGTGATAAGTCCACGGTCCGCCATTTCTTGGACTGGAAACTTGATTCTGCGGGACTCAATTTCTAGCGCTTTCCTACACACGAAGGTATGCTCAATCCAATACCTGAGTCCCTTGTATTTGAAAAGCAGCCCGCACGACGCGAAGTCATTTATCTCGGCGAAGTCGAACGCTCCGATGCACTTCTGGCCTTTCAGTTCGTCGTATGGAATGGGTCGGTTCGTGGCAAGTATTTGTTCCCAGGTGGCGACAGCTGTGAAACTCTCCTGCGCTGGCAGGTTCATTCGTTTGGTGAGGAAGTCAACAGCCAATTGCGGCTGGGTTTTCATGTCCTCATACGCCTTTTCGAGTGCCTGCCTGAGCTGTGGCAAGTAGGGTAGAGAGGGGTTGGCCTTAATCCACTTGCGCTTGTCGTGCACCTCTTCTTTGTCGTCGAGTTTGTAAATGAGAGGCAGGAACCCAAGACTCTTGACTTCCCCGGCGAGAACCATCCGCGCTTTCTCCAGCATATCATCAAGAAAACCGCCGCGGAGGTAGCCGTTGGTTGTGATTAGGAACTTTCGACCATGCTTTATCTTGCCGAAACTCGCATTGAACGCGTTGTAGACTTCCCAGTCAGGGTACTCTAGTATCTCATCGAAAACTACGCACCCCGCGCGCTTTCCTAGCCTCGTCTTGGCGTTAGACGTGTTATAGCGGATGTGGCTCTTCGTGCGGAGGTTCGTTATTACTAGCTTGGTCTTGTAGAAGAATTTCTTGGACTTATGCCAAGTGTCATCAAGCATCTCATAGACATCCATGAAGCTCCTCATAGCCTGGTCTTCGCTATTGGCGACGATCTCCACGTCGTACCTCGGTATGCCGTGGTAATGAGTTGTCAAGTACCAGCTAAGGGCGCTTATAAAGCCGTTCTTGCCGTTGCCGGTCCCGAGCATGATGAGGAATTCATCAAATACCACCGTATCCGTGCTCTTGTAGTAGCAATGGATAAGGGCGAGAATGAAGCGTTCCCAGTCGAATAGCGGGTAGAAGTAACGTGAGATGAGCTCGTCGGCTTTGGCAATCTTCTCGGAATCTATAAATACATCGGGGTCATCGAGTTTTTGCTCTATGAGATCCATTGCTTGGCGGAGTTCTTTACACGCCTCGATTTCCCCNCTCCTAATCTTGTCCATGTACAAGTCAATGAACGGGTGATAATCCTTCCGCCGCTTCGTCATCTACATGGTCACCACCTCCGGCGGCCAATCGCTAGGGACTTACATCTCCTCGTCATCGCTCATACCGTCGCCTGCGACGGGTTTGAGTCCCAAGTGCTGGAGTATCTTGAGCATTTGTTGGTTTACGCGCACAAGCTCTTGAACGCTGTCGTTTTTCTTATGGCCCCACTGGTTAGCGCCATTCTGGTATTTCACAGTGACACCGCGCTCCTTGATGTCCTCGATGAGTTGGTTTTTCACGTCCCAAAGGGACATATAGTCCTTGACCAAATCCACGTAGAACTCGCCAACCGTGCAATTGCGCTCCAATTGGTCGAGTAAGTCTTGCAGTATTCGGTCGCGGACCTTCTTCTTGCTAGCCATAGGCCTCCTCCTCACCAACGCTCTGGCGGTAGGTTGCGCTTGGGTGAGTTAGCCACGCTTGGGAATTTCTCGGGATGCACTTCGTTATGACAGGCTGCACAGAGACTTATGAGGTTGTCATCGTCCAAGGCTAATTCTGGATGGGCTTCCAAGGGTTTTATGTGATGGACATTGGTCGCCGGGCTAAACTTGCCTTGCTCTTTACATCTTTGGCACTCGTAGTTGTCACGCTTGAGGATGTCCCTGCGCTTTTGCTTCCACCACCGCGACTTATAGAACCATCGTATCCACTGCTTGAGACTGTCTTTGTCGTCAACTACCCCGAATAAATTCGGGGGCTTGCACCTAACCGCAAGCGGTTGATGCTTCGGGGCCTGTTGACAGAGGCCCATCAGGCAGCGTATCGAGATATACCTGCCTGATATTGCGGCAAGCGTTAATGTCGGCATTAGCCGTATAACCACAAGAAGCACATTTAAAGAGATGCTTATGGCGATTGTTCCGGGAGATATGACCACAAACAAGGCATCTCTGGCTGGTATGCCGGGGATCAACGTAAACCACAGCAATACCGCGTTCAATAGCTTTATACTCAATAAAGTTACCGAGTTGCCCGAAGGCCCAAGAGTGTTGAATCTGACGTTGTTTCTTAGCAATCTTAATCCGGTCACGGATATGTTTTAAGTCCTCCATGACAATTATATCTCCGGGTTGGCAAGATTGAACAATCGCCTTAGAAATCCTGTGGTTAAAGTCGCGCATCCATCTCTGCTCTTTGCCAGATAGCCGTTTCAGGAGGCGTTTGGCCCCTTTCGTGCCTTTGCGTTGCAGAGATTGCCGCAGTTTTGAGTAATGTTTCCGAACGTGCAGAGCTTGACGCCCGGAAAACTTTAGACCATTGGAGGTAGTAGCTAAATTGTAGATACCACGATCAACACCAATGACATTACCGTCCTTCGGCGGGAAAGGAACTTCGCGGTTAACAACAATATGGATGTAGAATTCCTTGGTTCTGCGGTTGTAACACAATGTAGCAGCAGTAGGTTTCTGTCCAGCAAGTAAACCGCGCTGGAAGTTACCGATATCAAGTTTAAGTTTAAGCCTGCCATTGATGGTGGCAATAGAAACCTCTTCCCGCTTCTCAATAAAAGAGAAGGTGCGGGCATCAAGAGACATGCTGGTAGCCTTAAACCTCCGAGGCTTGGATTGCTTACGTTTCTTTTTAGTAGCTTCGGCGACGCGGGCGATGGCGCGGATAACAAGGTTAGCGTGGAGACCGTATTTATCCTTAATAGTATGATAGCAAAGATGCTGCAACTTTACCTTGTTAGTTGTCTTATTGTCCAGCGAAACCTGCAAAATATCATTACAAGCAGCAGCAAACCGCCCCAGGGTTTCTAGGAGAATAGTAGCTTGTTCAATATTAACTTGGAGTTTGCATTTGACAGTTTTAACGGTTTTCATGGCTATATTATATCACATATTTGAAAGGAGGACAAGCGGCTTTCCTCCCCCGATTAAAATCGGGGGCATCCAGCCGCGATTATTGTGAGGTGATAGCGGTGGCNACGCTNCAAGANCTGATAGCGAGAGTGCGGGATAACGTCTACGATCCCGAAGGNAGGCGGTGGTCAGATGCCACCATAACAACATACTTGAACGAGGCTCTTGCTAACCTTAAGCCATTTTCTTATACCTTAGTACCNTTTACTGTGGATGTGCCTGCCAACACGGACATTGTAGGTCGCCCTAGCGGGTTGTTGGCCCCGAACAGAGCGTACTTTCGCATTGACACGGAACAGTGGGAACTGGGGGTTCATTCGGGAATTCCAGAAGATACCGAGGATGTTGCTGGTTTTCCGGAGGATTTATACATTGCAGGAAGCAATCTATACCTGCGCCCCGTTCCTGTGCGAGATGGGGTGCTTACCATCGTAGGTACGGCTAGNCCGTCGCTTTTGGTTTACCCNACTGATACNCCGAGTTATGAGGATGCTGACCACCTTTTGGTAGCTTATGCNACTTGGTGGTTGTGGTANATCGACGGAAACGTGGCTGAGGCTGAGCGGTGGCAAGGGCTTTATACAACCTTGCGAGCGGAGTGGGCAGTGCTCGATGCACAGCGCAATCCGTCAACTAATAACATTAGTCGGGAGTGGTGGTAAATGCCACGACAAAAAGCCGGTGCCTATGATGCTATAAGAATAACAGACTTCACCGGAGGTTTGAAAACGGGGCACCCGTCTTCAATATCGGATGATGCCTTGGTAGAAGCCACCAATGTTGTTTACACTGTTGAGGGGAAGATCACACCACGTGAAGGCGTTAAGAAACGTTTTAGTCAGGATTTTTCGAGCTCTCCGGTGGTAGGCATGGCCCCATACTATAAGGCTGACGGTACAACCCGCTTGGTTATAGCTAGCGGCACAGCGCTTTATGTTGATAAACCCCACTTGACCTTTGTGTATGATNCNCAAACAGACTGGGAACAAAACGGTGTTTACACCAACGCGGACACATCTTCGTCTCCTGGAGATGTTAAATTAACAACTCCGCCTANGGCTACGTTCCTAGGAACGGCTACTTATGATAAGGTTTGGGTTTAGGAGGTTATATTATGGCGGCTATAAGTACTTACTTAGCCAACAAGTTACTGGATCACACACTACGAAACGTTGCTTACACACCGCCTTCAACGGTGTATTTGGCACTATATACAAGCGCCCCCGGTGCTGGGGATACGGGGACAGAGGTTTCCGGCGGCGGCTATGCGCGGCAGGCGGTCACATTTAACCCCGCTAGTGGTGGTCAGGTTGTGAACAGTGCCGATGTGGTGTTTCCGGCGGCTACCGCGTCTTGGGGCACTATAACGCACNTCGGNGTCAGGGACGCGGCTACTGGGGGAAACTTGCTNTANTANGCCGCTTTGAGCACGGCTAAGACAATCGCCGCAGGGGATCAGATTAANTTCCCTGCTGGGCAGATCAGCTTCTCGATGATGTGAGGGGGTGTGTTAAGTGCCACGCATTAACGCAGCCAACAACGCTAGAACAACTCTGGCGCAGACTGTTGGAACATCCGACACCACCATTTACGTGCAGAGCGTTTCGGCGTTTCCGTCTCCGCCGTTCCGTATTACCGTAGACAGCGAGATNATGGAGGTCACGGCTGTCAACACCAGTCTTAAATCCTTTACGGTGGCCCGTGCGCAGGAGGGTACAACGGCTACTTCACACTCCATTGGTGCAGCCGTTGAGAACCGTTGGACGGCAGGCACTTATGCGGAACTCGCAACGCAGGCATCGGTGGACTCAGTACAAACATCTCTTAATGCACATTTGGCCGATGTAGCGCCACACAGCTATGGGGGCCGTTTCCGATTAAAGTATAATTCTGCGGCGGATTCCTTAGACATTGAGGTGATTTGATGGCTGTAATTGCTCGTATTGATGCGAACAAAAATCTAATGCTCGCTAATGAGATATGTGAGGTTCATTCTATGCCCATGCCTACCTTCACCCGCCCCTCCGTCGCCTACAAGTCCGACGGCACGCAGGTCGCCGCCAACGTCCCCCGTTTCGAGGCGGGCAAATTCGCCCAGGCGCAAAAGGTGGAGGAGGGGACGACGAATTTAATTAGCAATGGTAATTGTGAAAGCAATGCGCCTAATTTGAATGGCACANTAANANGCAGGACAACATATTTACTCTCTTCTGATTGGGCGCATGATGGAGGTAGTAGTCTAAAAGTTATAACTGGCAGTGCGGCATCAGAAGATAAATTTGTTCAATTGGGAGCATATGAAAGTTTAAATGGTTTGACAGATGGACAGACTTACACTTTTTCTGCTTATGTTTATGTTCCACAGGGCACAGACCCTTCAAGAGTAGCTTTGCGATTTTATGATTATGCCAATGGGACGTATGCAGATAGTTTTGTCACGGCAGCAAGTTTCGGAATCTCAGCTGGCGGCTCTGGGAGAATGCAGGTAACAAGAACTATAAGAAGTGGAGCTACTGCTGCTTTTGTGCGACTTGAAGTTCGACATGCAGAAGAAGGGAAAGTGGCTTATTTTGATGCCATCCAACTTGAGCAAAAACCCTACGCCACCAGCTTCATCGACGGCACCCGTGCAGCCGAATCCCTGACCATCCCCACGGCGAGTGTGCTGAACCCGCAGGAGGGGACGGTGGAGTGCTGGGTAAAGCTCTCCCACCTAAAACCTAATGACTACAATGCATTCTTCACGTCGGGTGATGTTTACGATCCAGGCCCACGTATACTAATTATGCGTCAATTCGCAGGAGGCTATGTTAATAAGATACTGGTTTGGGATGGTGATGGTTCATCTGAAGCAATCTTAGCAAGTGTCACTACTTTGCAAGCTGGTATATGGTATTACGTGGCATTTACTTGGTCACCATCTGGTAGAAAGCTGTACGTTAATGGCGTTTTAGAGGCAAGTAATACACGGAGCAATAATTTGGGCTTTGCTACCCTAGCAAAAATAGGTTCATGGCAGAGTAGAGGTTACCTCGACGGCTTCATCGACGACCTCCGCATCTCCAACCGTGCAAGGACGGATGAGGAAATATTGAGTGCGTATCAAAGCAATCAGCCATTACCAATTGATGAGAATACCACATACGCCTTGAGGTTTGATAATAGCCTTAAAGTTGGCCGTGGTGGTTATAGGTTAAGCAAGCCAATATACTTAAAGAGCCTTGGAACGTGTAATGGATCAAATATTTCTTGGGAAGCAAANATTCCTGCAGGGTGCGATGTAAAGGTTTATGCGTCGGTAGATGGAAGCACGTTCCAAGAGTGTGAAAACAATGCTCCAATACCAAGTTTGAGCGAAGGCGTTAGTTTGGTTGATAAGGTGCTTGTTATAAAAGAAGTGTTGCTGACCGAGGATGGCGTTAATAGACCCGAGCTTATGGTTGTGCGTTATAATGTAGATGGAACAGTCACGTTGAGGGGGTGAGAAGTTGGACTTACCAGAATACTTAACAGACCAAACGTTTGAAACAATATTAGCAAGATTGTTGTCCTATGTACCAGACAATTATGACAAAAGCCAAGGTTCATTTGTGTATGATGCATTAGCTCCAGTTGCCGCAGAATTGACACAAGCTACAATATGGGCGCAAGAGGTATTGCGTCGTGGATTTGCACAGACAACGTTTGGTACATATTTGGATTTGAGAGCTGAAGAACATGGATTGTCCAGAATACCAGCAAGCAAAGCCACTGGGTATGTAACATTCTTTGGTGATAGTGGAACGGTAATACCAGAAGGAACGATAGTGTCCACCCCTTCATCGGAATTGGCACCAGCAGTATTCTTTAGGACCACCACGCAAGCGGTGATAAGTGATGCAGGAGAAGTGTCTGTACCCATAGAAGCATTGAACGAAGGAATTGAAGGGAATGTCGCCGCAGGAACAATAACAGTTTTAAGTACTCCCATTCAGGGTGTCGCAAGGATTGAGAATCAGCAAGCCACGAGTGGTGGTGCAGATACTGAAGATGATGCAAGCTTATTGGCACGATATTTGGAATGGGTGCGCAATCCAAGTGCCAGTGGTAATAAAGCTGATTATGTAAAATGGGCACTTGAGGTTGCAGGTGTTGGAAGTGTTTCGGTAGTACGGTTGAAGTATGGCAATGGAACAGTCAGCGTAGCAATTGTTGATAAGGATATGCAGCCAGCCAGTGAAGAGTTAGTTCAGCGAGTTCAGGAGCACATAGCACNAAGNTGGTTGCATGTGAATGAAGCAGAGAGTTTGACTATTACAGGGTATGGAGTTTCAGTTTCAAATGGGCAGGTAATTTTAAGCTATAGTTCGAGCGGCACTGGGAAGGTTACACATACGCAGTTTGATACGATGCTTGAACAACCAGGAGTGTGGAACGTCATATTGGATTTGTCCACTACAGGCAGTGGTACAAATGATTTGTTGTCCATAGGTATATGGGATTTGACGACTAATGCGTGGGCAGTGGTAGATGTGTCCAGCCAAATACAAGCCAAGACAATTTATTCAGCCAATGCATTAAACCCGTTGTCAAGGGTCTATCAAAGGTTCTATTGGAATGGGCAAGACCATTTGGAGTTACGCATTGAAAGGTTGCAAGCAGATACCAATTCCGTGGTAGCGATTGACAAAGTAGAATATCAAAGTGTATTTTCTAAAGATACAGGGGAAGGATTAGCACCAGTAGGTGCGAGGGTGTATGTGGAGCCAGCAACCGCAATACCGATAAACATAACTGCGAATATAAGTGTTGTGCAGGGGTATGATCCCAATGCGGTAAAGTTAAACATTACCGAGGCTTTAAGGGAATATTTGAAGTCATTGACTTTTCAAGCTGATAACGATGTGAAGTACGTTAAAATTGGGGGTGTCATCTTAGATGTGGCGGGGGTATCCGATTACAGTAATTTGCTTATCAATGGCGGTACGAATAATATCGTTATAGGCGAGCAAGAAGTAGCAGTGCTGGGGACGGTGTCGTTGACATGATAAGTGAAGCAGGAAATAGGATGCTTGACAATATGCCGCAGTATTATTTGACAAGTATCGTAATGCGTACCATATGGGATGCGCAAGGTAGGGAGATTGACCAGCTGTACCAAGCACTGGATGAAGTGTTAAAGCAGTTCTTTGTGTCCACAGCCACATGGGGCATTGATAGGTGGGAGCAAGAACTCGGTATTGTGTCAGATCCGAATAAGCCGATAGAACAAAGGCGTTCAGTTGTAATGACACAGTTAAAAGGGTTTGGAACAGCCACGATAAATTTACTTCAAAAGGTAGCAGAAAGCTTTGAATATGGCAAAATAGATGTGATAGAGGATATTCCCAATTATTCCGTTAAAATTGTGTGTGTTGATAGGATAGGGCAGCCACCCAATTTGGCGGATTTTGAGAATGCATTGAGAAAGGTTTTACCAGCACATTTGAATTTTACAATAGAGTTCAATTACTTTACATGGCAGGAATTGGACGAGATGTTGTGGACATGGGACACATTTGATGGTTTGAGTTTGACATGGGACGAATTGGAGGTGTATGCGTAATGCCCGATTTAACTCCGAGGCTTGGTTTGAAAAAGCCAAAAGCCAATGAGATAGTGAGCAGGCAGTCGTTTAATGAAAACTATGACATTATCGATGAGAAGGTAGCCACGAAGTCAGAATTTCAAGCACATACAAGTGCGAGTAACCCGCATAACATTACCCCAAGTTTGATTGGTGCAGTAAAGAATGCGGGAGGTGTTGTTCAAGCGCAGGTAGGTACTTTAAGTGCACGACCAAGTGCGGGTGTGGTGGGAAGGATTTATATTGCTTCCGATACCAAAGCGATTTATTACGATAATGGTTCAACGTGGGTGCAGGTAGCTACATTAAGCTGGAACGACTTGACGAATAAGCCGAGTTCATTTACACCGTCAGCGCATGCAAGTACCCATAAGACTGGGGGGACGGATGTTCTAACACCAGCTGATATAGGTGCGGCGGTTAATGTTGTTTATACAGCCACCCTTCAGGCAGCAAATTGGAGTGGAAGCGAAGCTCCATTTTCACAGAGTGTTTCGGTAAGTGGGATATTGAGTACGGATACTCCTATCATAGATGTGGTAATGAGTGGAACGTATGGCACTGATATTGAGAGAAGTTCCCAATGGAATTATGTTTATCGTGCTGTTACAGAAGCTAATTCTATTACGTTTTACGCAAAGACAAAGCCAACGATTGATTTACCAGTACAAATAAAGGTGGTGAGATAGATGGGTGAAGCGATAATAAGCAGACGTGGAGGAAAGTATGATGTTGGCGGTTATATAGATGAGAGTAATTTAACGAAAAATTTTGCTACTGATTACAATGAAGTATGGAGTAAGACAGATGTTATATATGGGCGTGGAGTAGCGGTAGACGGTGCAGGGAATGTGTATTGTGCACACAATGCTGGCAAAGCGATACGTAAGCTTGACAGTAGTGGCAATGAAGTATGGAGCAAGACAGATGTCATAAATGGGTATGGAGTAGCGGTAGACGGTGCAGGGAATGTGTATTGTGCACATTTTGTTAGTGTTAGTGACAAAGCGATACGTAAGCTTGACAGTAGCGGCAATGAAGTATGGAGCAAGACAGATGTTACAAATGGGTATGGAGTAGCGGTAGACGGTGCAGGAAATGTATATTGTGCACATTATGTTAGTGGCAAAGCGATACGTAAGTTAACACCTAATACTACAAGATACTTAATTATAGGTTGAAGGAGGAGATGTAATGAAGTTCTTAGGCGATTTAAAGAAGGTAGAAGAAAACAAATACAGGGTTGGNTTGATACATAACATGCCGTTTGACCCTGTGCAAGGGTTTGGTAAAAGTGCAGAGGAACTCGAGCAGATGGGCGTATTGGTGGATGATGTTCCCGAGCCGCAGATACCAGAGGGTAAGCAGATATCTGGGTTGTTTGTTAACCCCGCTACGAAAGAAGTTTGGTACGAGTATGAAGATAAGCCACTTGACCCTGAAGAAAGGTTACAAATATTAGAGCAGATAAATGCCCAGTTGTTAGTTGAGCTGTTGGAACAGGAGGTGCTGTAATGGATTGGGTCAGCGTTGCAAAGTATTACTTTGATAGAGGTATTTACACCAAAGACGATGTGGCAGTATTTGTGCAGAAAGGCAAAATTACGCCAGAGCAGTATGAAAAAATAGTGGGAGAACCATATCCCGAGTAGGAACAGCTGTCCTTAATAACGATGGCAATTCTATGTTCATATACACATAGGGAGGACAGCTAATTGTTCCTTCAGGTATATGGAACTTCTTATTTTGGTAAAACTCTTGAACTAGAAACTGTTTATAGTGTTTCCATAAACGCAGAAGCAAAGAGCACTTTTGAATGTAATACCACATTAACAGTAGGCGTATCGCTTCAAGCAAGTGCTACATCTTCTGCTTCTATAAACATTAACCATTATAAAAATGTAAGTATCGAGGCTTCTGCGGAATCAAGTTTTAGTGCTGAATTACATGAAGTTCATCGTGTAGAAA